GCTCACTTTCATATTAGAGATGACTTTAACAAACTTAAAGAAAAATATATGTTATGAAAGAAAAAATAAACTGGAAAGATAAAAGACTTAAAGAACTTCAAGATATGGTGGATAATGGTTGTCACCCTGAGTTGCTGATAGATGAATATTACGATATTCAAACCACAGAAGTAGACAGTTGGGAAAAGTTTCTTGAAGAACAAGAAGAACGAAAACTTAAATATCAACCACAATTAATCAAACAATGGAGAAACATAAAATGAAAGACGAACTACAAAAACAAATGCATATGATAAATGACCTGTACGTGTCCTCTTCTAGCTCAGGTAGACTATTTGCTATGAAACAAGTCGTAAGGGATCTACAGGCGATCGTGAATAAATCTGTACAATCGGAAAATGATAAGTATGAGGGGCAAAGCGTTATCAAAGCTATGCACAAAGTGGCAGATCTTATGCTTAAATACCAGAAAGAAATCAATGAAGAAGAAAATATGAAAAAATAAAATGACACCGATAGAAAGACAGAAACTAGAAAATTTAAAAGCAAAAGCAGCAGATCGCAATTTGAGTGAAGAAGAAAGAAAAAAGTTTGCGAGAAAAGCTATGGATTGGGCAGATAAATTTCCTGGAGAAAAAACAAAGATGTTAGAAGAAGTTTACTCTGAGGCTAAAAAAGAAGAAAAAACTTTAATATTAGAGGAAAACGAAAGATTTCAAGAAGAGTGTTTATCTAGACCTGAGCTTGAAGAAATAAGTTTTACACCTGATGTTTTACAACAAGAGGGAATAAATATTAGAGGAAATTTTGTGGGTTATATAAAATCAGGTCAAGTTACACACGAAAAATGGTTGGAAGAAAATGTTAGAACAGATAAAGAAAATTACAAACCATACAAAAATTTTTTTAAAGTGGACTCAGTTCCTTATGTTCATCTCATGTTGCCTAAATGTGAGGACATAGATTATTTTGAACACTCAGAAACACCAAAATATATAGGTAACCTTTTTGCGAAACCATATAAAGACGGAATACTTTTAGTCGCAAACGGAATAAAAAAAGAAATGTGGGGTAACTTAACTTTAAAAATATCAGGAACTGATGGCACTGATAAAAATTTAATAAAAGGTAAAATAGTAATGACTATGATATCTAACGCTCAATTTCATGAAAATAATATACAAGAAGTTTCTTTTAAAAATCATGGTCAGATAGATTGGACGGATAAATGTTTTGATAACAAGATGACTTTATACATCGTTGTTCCTAAAATGCATAAAACTAAAGCGACTAAATTAGTTATTAGAAACAATATTAAACTTAATAATATAATAAAAAGGTTTAGAGACGACATAGCTCAAAGAGGACCCATCCGGCCTTTGCCGTCAGGTAAATTAAAGTATTTTATGGAAAGTATAAACGCATCAAGCCATATTAATCACATGATGTATTCTATGAATAAAGGTGAAATACCTAAAAATTTATGTGATTACATGAAAAAAGAAGAATTAATAAAAGTTGGTCACGAGGCAGCATTAATGGAAATTGTTAATTTCATGCACGCTACGCCTAATAAACCATTTCAAAGATCGCATTGGAAGTTATTAAATAAATATATAAATCTGTCTGTTGAGGATTTAAAAAAATTATATTTTAAATATGTTTATCCTCATTTTCAAGTTGAATTATCTCGTTTAAACAACATACCTAAAGACATAGTTACCCCTGAATACAAAATTTATTGTAGAGGACTTATGATAAAATTTGGTTTACTTTACTCACACACCAATAAAGGTGAAACTTTGCCAAATGGTAAACTTATTGAGACAAAAGATAAAAGTTTAGTTGATAATCTTTTATATTGGCAACGAGTTAATTTATTCGAATTGTTTACAGGCATCACAAATACTAAAAATTACCCTTTGCTCATGAGAAATTCACAAATCGTTAATGATTTAGATTTTTGGGATGAAAAGGTAGAGAATTACTTTTCATATTCTATGATTCGTAGAGCTGAAATGAAATGGGGTAACTCTTTTGGTAAAAAAAGCTTTGATTTCAAAGATAAACATATTTTAGAGGAAATAAAAAACAATCAGACAGGTTATCTTATGCCTCATGATGGTGTGTTTGAATTACTACATGACCTTGTTTTTAGTGCCATAAAGTTTAGAGAGTATGAAGATTTTATAACAATGGTTATCTTTGATGATAAAGAAAGATATCTCATTGAGGTATTTGATAAAAAAACGTGGGACTTTCAGTACAAGCTGTTTGATGAATTAAAATTTAACGAAAACTTCTCTGATGAATGTATGCAAGAGATTTACACAAAGTTAGCAACGTGTATACGTGATGCTAAAGTTTTAATTGAAAGAGATAGCAGCATGCAATACCAAGGGAGACGAAAGCCTTTTGGTAGTAAAACAAACTCTGTGTATCATGTTTATTTTCCAAGAGTTCGATACAGAAGAAACACAGATCGTGTGCAAATTAAAAAAGAAAAAGACTTTTTTAAAGAAAGCAGACAATTTAGTGGCACAAGGAGAGCTCACACTAGACGATTGATCACGGATCAGAAACCATCAAAAAAACAATTATTATTAGCCAAACGTCTAGATATCTATGTTCCGGCTGGTTTTACTTTTGTAAGAGAAAGTGAGTGGGGTCACAACATGACTAAACGTGAAAAAATATACAGAAACACAGCTTTGAATGGTTTATTTTATTACGACAATAAGGAAATGTCAGAAGCTGAAAAGATTAATGAGTTATCTCCTGCTGGTTTTGAAGAGTATTGTAAGGAGTATATGAAAAAACAAGGGTATAGTATCAAAGATTCTAATAATTATGATGGTGGTATTGATATTAGAGCCGTCAAGATCTTAGACAATGAAGAAACTTTGTATGCGATTGTTCAATGTAAACACTGGCAAAAACCCATACCTCCAGGGGAAATGAGAGATTTTATAACAGCTTGTAACGAAGAAAAATCTGAATTTAAAAAAGTTAAAATATTTATGTCATCAAGTAAATTTAGCCCTAAAGCTAGATCTTTAGCCCAAGATTATGATATACAAATTATAGATGGAGACATGTTAATTGGATGAGAACATATAAATTTACAGGTAGTAAAGAATTTGAAGTACAAGCAAGAAGTTTAAAGAAAGCTCTTCGATCTGCTGAAACGCAATCTGGGGAAGATAAATCAATAACAGGTGAATGGACTAATAAAAAAGGCAATCAAGTTATTATGACCTTTTCGCTGCCTATTCGGAGAAGAAAGAAAAAATAATTAATAATCTTTAATATATCCAGGTGGAAGTATTAGTTTTTCTTCTCGATTTGGTTTTAAAACAACACGCAAAGATGTATCTAATGGGTTGGTGCTTTCATGAACTTCAATACGTCTAATCTCTTCAAGATAACCTTTTTTAGTCATGATGTATATCTTGGCATCACTAACGGCATTACCTCTACGACCTTGTTGTCCCTCTGTAAACTTCTCTAAATACTCTTGTAAATGTTTGACGTACACTACATATCACCTTTATTTCTGTGCTCATCAAGAAAGTTTTTGCCCATATTTCTAAGCTCACTATTTTCTTTTCTTAATTGCTCACACATATCTTGATAATACTCTGCTCTCTCTTTCAAATATTTTATTTCTTTTCTTAATTCTGCATTAAGATTGTGATGCTCAACATTAATCCTTAATAAATCTTCTATTCTCTGCTCTAAATCTGCGGGACCTCTTTCAGGATAATTATTATAATTAGGGTCTTTGTTTATTTCTTCGAGCTGTTTGTTAAACTCCTCTATGTCTTTATTTGTCATAACCATACTTGACATTATAGGAGTGTTACCTTAAATTGTCAATATGGGAGTACCAAAAAGATTAACAGAAATGCAAAAAAGGTTCGCAGAATACATAGTATTTGGTGGACCAAATGGACCTGTATCACAAACTGAGGCAGCCAAGCTTGCAGGGTATAGCGAAAAAAGAGCAAGATCTGAGGGGTCAGAGCTATTGAACCCAAGATTATCACCACTCGTGGTACAGTACGTAGATAAATTAAAACAAGAAAGATTAAAAAAGTTTGAGGTTAATTATGAAAACCATGTTGCAGAACTAGCAAGAATTAAGGAGGCCGCTTTGAAAAAAGGTAGTTTCTCCTCAGCAGTAAATGCAGAAACAAATAGAGGTAAAGCTGCAGGCTTATACATAGATAGAAAGATTATTAAAACCGGTAAATTAGAGGACATGTCATTAGAGGAGTTAGAAGCTAGAATGAAAAAGATAGAAGAAGACTACTCACAAATTATAGATGTCACCCCCGACCCAAAACAGATCGAGG